TGAAGTGCGCCGGAAAGGCCAGCGCACCAACCCGCTGAACTGGCTGGACCACGATTTTAGCACGGCCAGCAGCGCGGTCAAGCTGGGCAGCTACAGCAGCGTACAACACACAAAGGAAGTGGAACACATGAACCATGCTATTGATGTAAGCAAGCACCAAGGCAAATTTGATTGGCAGGCAGCCTATAACAAGGGCATCCGCCACGCCATGCTGCGCGCCGGGTATGGCCGCTACAGCAGCCAGGTTGACCCCCAGTTTGAGCGCAACTCCGCGGAGTGCACCCGGCTGGGTATCCAGTACGGCGTGTACTGGTACAGCTACGCCAGCACGCCGGAGGAAGCGCGGCAGGAAGCACGCTGCTGCCTGGCAGCGATTAAGGGCAAGCATCTGTGCCTGCCGGTGGCGTATGATATCGAGTACGAGCCGTGCATCCTGCGCCTGACCAACGCGCAGCGCACGGCACTTGTACAGGCCTTTTTGTCGGAGATTGAGGCCGCAGGGTATTACGGCATCCTGTATGCCAGCTGCAATTTTATTCGCAACCGCCTGGACTACAAGGCGCTGTCCAAATACGATATCTGGGTTGCCCAGTATGGCAGCACATGCACCTGCCCCCTGCCGTATGGCATCTGGCAGTACAGCAGCCGCAACGCTCTGGGCGTGCCCGGCTACGGCACCAGCCTGGATTGCAACAGGGTATACAAGGACTATGAGCAGCTGATGATCCAGGCAGGCTTGCAGGGCCACACCGCGCCCACCCCGGAGGACACCACCCCCAACAAGCTGGACAAGCAGCGTATTACCATTGGCCGTATCTCCAGCGGCGACCGCGCAACCATTCGCGCCCTGTGCGAGGGGCTGGGGCTTATCTCCGCCGGCCTATACCGCGAAACCTGTGCAGATGGCAACCAGTGGATGCTGGACGTTGGGCCGGTATCCAGCGGCGACGCCTGGTACATCATGCGCAAGTGTGCAGAGCTGCAGCTGATTGATGCAGGGCTGTACAAGGCCGAATATGTGGAGGAGTGATTTGGTGGATGCTATTGTTGTTGCGCTGATTACTGGCGGGTTGAGCCTTATCGGCGTTATTATTACCAATCTTGCCGGGCAGCGGCGCACAGAGCAGAGGATGGCCACCGCGCAAGCCGTGACTGATACAAAAATTGAAGAGCTGACCCGTGAAGTCCGTGCCCACAATAATTTTGCCCAACGTGTACCGGTGCTGGAAGAACAAATCAAGGTTGCAAACCACCGCATCACCGATCTCGAGAACAAAACCGCTTGAACACGAATACATAGGAGGAAAAACTCATGGATTTTGCATCTTTTGGCATCGCATCCGTTGCCTGCATCACCGTTATCTGCTACCTTGCCGCAACGGCTGTCAAGCAGACCCCGCTGGCTAACAAATGGCTGCCGTCCATCTGCGGCGCCCTTGGCGGCCTACTGGGCCTTGCCGCCATGTACATCAACGTGCCGGACTTCCCGGCCGCCGATCCCCTGACCGCCCTGGCCGTGGGCATTGTTTCCGGCCTTGCGGCTACCGGTGCGGATCAGGTTATTAAGCAGATCGGCAAAGGCAACTGACTGGCAAGTTACCGGCAAGTTAAATAATAAATAATTAAAGCGGCGGGCTTTCCCTCTTTTCAGGGATTGCCCGCCGCTTATTTTTTATGTAAATCTATCTAACACGCTCAAATTCACACGACTTTTCTACGACCTTTTTGAACAAATACGACCTTTACACGACCCAGATTCCAGCATTTTTCAGCAGTTCCAAGCAGTTATCAGCACAATAAAAACCGCATCACATCGGCCATTTTAGCCTTATGATGCGGTTTTTTCTATGGAGCTGGCGACAGGAATCGAACCTGTTTGTTTTGACGAATAATCGCTATATTTTTTGTTTTCACGACTTTTCTACGACCTTACTTTCAAAATAAGAATTTAAGACTTTTTCTGCTTCTTTTATTTGCCGCTCTTTAATATGCGTGTATATTTTACGGGTCGTTGATATGTCGGCATGGCCTAAAATCTTTTGCGTTTCAAGCTCTCCTATGCCAGCTTCGTACATGGCACTTGCCATTTCATGCCGGAATTGATGGGCTGTTACTGCCGGCTTATACAGATGGGTTGTAGGTGGTTTACGCTTACGCTCTGGGCCGTATGCCTTGTGATACTTGCGCTCTCTCCCCTGCTCTGCTGCATAGTCTATTTCGACCATTCCAAGGTCTTTACAATAATCAAGCCATAGCCGCCTGTATTCATACATTTTTAATGGCGCTTCGCCGCCAAGCAAATAATTATCTGCTTTCTGTTTTCTGGTCAAAAGCTCTTGCTTGAGTGGAGCTAATAGCGGAACGATTCGGATTGCATTTTTTGTTTTGGGGGTCTGTATCGTTGGCTGAGAATTAACCCAGGAGACTTCTTTTGTTATGCTTATTTCGTTTCTTTCAAAATCAATATCTTGCCATTGCAATGCCAGAATTTCCCCAAGGCGGCAGCCTGTGTACATAAACAGCCACGCACACAGTCCAAAGCCCTCCGGGTGAGCTTTTACAGCTGCCACCTGTTCTTCCGTTGGCGGCTTGCGTTCTTCTTTTTTTAATCCGCGCGGAAGATCAACAAAAGCGATCGGATTATAGGTGTTATCACTCTGTATGCACCAGTATTTGAAAATGAGGTTAAGAACGCTATTTGCATTCCGGATTGTGCTTCCTGCCTTACCCTGCGCGGCCTGCTTCTGGTTCCACAGCACAATCATTGCCGGGGTGATTTCTGCCATTGCATACCCGCCGAAGAATTCCAGAATGCTCACATATGCCCCATGATAAGCACGGGCATTCCCGGCTTTGATTCTTTTTAGATAATCTTTCCACCATTGTTCTGCAACAATGTCAAAAACTTCGCTCTCTTCCTTTGCCTTTACCGCATTTTCTAGGGCTTCGTCAATCTTCCGCTGTACTTCGCGGGCAGTTTTGCCGTAAAAATGCACAACTTTTCCGTTTATTTTTCGCTTCTTTTCAATATATCCGTCTGCCCGCTTTTTTACCTGTCCCAAATCAAATCCCTCCCCCGACACTATAGGTATAGCTTGTAAAGCTGCGGTTTTTGGCGCGTGGGGCCACAGCCGCGCAAGCGGGTGGGGAGCGCCAAACACAGGCCACGCGTGGCCTGTGACCGCACAAGGCGGTTTCGCCGCAGGCGAAATTACAAGCATTGCTTGTAAAGCCTGCCCGGAGGTGGTACAATACGATTGTCGGGTCGATTGTATCCACTTTTGTGGGCAAGCTGATCTATGGAAACGCTCTCGGTGCGCCAACACCGGGGGCGTTTTTTTTATTTATACCGTTTTATTACTCTTACTCCGGTTGCATCGCCAACAAAGCGTCTGCAGATTGTCCTCGGTCGTCAAGCCCCCCTTGGATACCGGCACAATGTGGTCGATTTCCAGCAGCAGGTGCGGCTCGTCCGCAGTAGATACGCCGCAGTGTCTGCAAGTATAGTGATCGCGTTCCTTGATATGTTGGCGCAGCTTGCTGGTCATAAGTGCCCGCTGACCGGCCACGCTCTTGCTGAACTTGATCTTCTCGGACAAATAGACAACAAAGCGGTTCAGATTGTCAATATCCATAACGATGTCGTAGGTCGTACCCGTATTTCCGCCCGCGCTGGTATACTTAAACTCATATTTCGGAAAGTACAGGGTGCTGAAGTCTACTTCCTCAAATCCGAGATTCTTTTCCAGCTTCTTCTGGCTGAACTTTTTGATGGCCCAAGGAATATCTGCAGAAATGCTCTCCAGAATTGCCGCCCGCTCAGCTTTTAAGGCAACCTTGCCATCTTCTGCTGCGGAGAAATCATTCAAAGCTGTTTCAAATTTTCCAAGGGTTTCCTCGTCAGCCTTGATACCGAAATATTTGCAGATGTACTTGAAAGGTTCTTTCCGTGCGTTATCGCAAACGGTGCGGGAACACTCGTAAATATAGGGTGCATAGACCCGCTTTTTCAGTGCATCACGTTTGACATTCCAGCGACTGTTGTCGTGATAGGCCGCCTCGCCGTAGTCGATACGGTTTACCACAAGGGCTGTGTTCTTCAGTTCCTCAATATGGTCGTTCAGATCGTTGCAGTCTCGGATATGATTTTGTATCGTCTCTTTTATGGCTCCGAATTTTTCACCCTTAAAATAGATCACCGCGTAGATTTGATACACAAGCACAATCAAGGCCAGAATCAGCAATAACGGCCAAGCATAAACCAGCAGTATAAGAATGAGGAAAAATCCCAGGCATCCCGTTAAAGCATTCATAAAAACGGCTCCTTTTTATATTGTTTGATTAAAGTCTACTCCCCTGCACTCTGTCCAATAGTGCAGGGCCTTTTTTATATAATCTTCGTCAAAGCTGAAATACTCCGCCAGCTGCCATGGCTCAGTGAATCCACGGGCCATAGCCTGGCGCAGCTCAGACACCGGCAGGTACTTTTCAACCGAAGCCGCAAACGCCCTGTTTTCAGCCTGTTCTTTGATCTCGTATGGACTGTACGCCAAGTAGAACGCCCCACTCAGATAGTGCCCCGCCTCATGAGCTAGCACGGTTCGCTCTTTAGCAGTCGTCTTACAGCGCGAACGGTCAATGACCAGAAAATTATCCATAAAAGCAATAGCTGTGTTGGCTTTGAGCTTCAATTCGGCCACATCCACGCCAAGCCCCTGCAGGTCATTATACATTGCACCGACAGACGTGTTCATCCTGTTTAACCTCCGGTTCCTTTTCGTTTGTTCCGTTCTGCCTTCACGCGCATGGACGCCATAATGTCGTCAATGTCATCTTCCGTCAAATGGTCTTTTACCTTGCCATAAAAGGCAATCAGCTGGTCCTGCATACCAACCTCTGTCTGGGCATCACTGATCAAATCGTCCACAGATACCCCGAAATACGCTGCTACTTTGGTAAGGGTATCGCCCGAAGGTGTAGCCCCGGTCTTTTTCCACTTGGTCACAGTTGAATTGCTCAGCCCAATTTCGTCTGCCGCACGGCTAAGACTTATGCCTTTGCTTTTGCAAAGAGCAGCATACATGTCATAAAACACAATTTCCGACGCTCCTTTTTGTACAGAGCGCTCAAAACTAACCAAATTCAGATTTAACGCTTGACTTTCTAACTAAATTCAGATATTATAGTGACACAGATTGAATCTAGTAAGGCATAGAAAGCCCCACAGTCTGTTGGCTTTGGAAAGATTTTTGCGCTGATATTTGTTGGCGCTTTTATCTTATCGCAAAATCTAACCAAAGTCAAGTTTTAGTAGAAAGAGAGGTTAGATTTGTATGCCTGCACAATGGACGGGCGAACTTGTTGGACGAATGCACAACGCGGGCGTTACCGCAAAGCAGTTGGCGGCCGAAATGGGAAAGAACCCCAAGTATGTTTCCCAGGTATTGAATGGGCACTATTCGCCCAAAAAGGCCGAAGCCGAGTTCAACGAAGCTTTCAAGAGACTTATATCCCCCAACCCATAAACCCATTCTACCACAACCCCTGTCCCATAGTCCGGACTTTGAGCCGGAAGGGCTGGAAATTTTGCAGACAATGAACATTTTCAAAGGAGGATATCCATGGCAAGAGAAAAAGACGGCTACCGCGATGCGCTTGAACGCATCCGCAGCCAGGCTTCCGGTGAGCTTGTTACTGTGAAAGAAGCCGCGCGGATTGTGTACGGCGATGACACCTACGCATCGGTGCGCTGCATCACTACCCTATCGGGCTGGATTACAAGCGGACGCGGCAAGCGAATCCCCGCAACCGTTCTGGCCCGCCAGATTTGCTGAACCCTTGTAAACCGTTTTCTCAACCTCATGCCCTGTCTCATGCACAGGGGCATCACCTGTCTATCAGTGCTCAGTCTTTTGCAGGGTATAAGTCGTTGTTTTTGGACTACCGGTCCAGTAGGGCCAGTAGATCAATTCGTATCCGTCACGAAAGAAGGAATGTCCCTGTGCATGAGATAGGGCGGGAGCAAAAGAATTTACCACAGAACAATGGAACTCTTAATTCTTGTTCTCAAGATACTTATTACTGAGCAGAAAGTCAATTTTCTTGACAACATCTGTCACATCTGCGAAAAAATCGAACGCTGGCTTATGCAGCATCGCTAAAAGGAGGTATCCCCCATGAACACCGAAAAAACCACAACCCGCATGGGCAGCACAACCGTAACCCAGACCGCCGAAGGTTTTGAGCTCAAAAACGGTCCCGGCATCAAGATTCCGCCGGATGTCACATTCAAGGACGTGAAGAATGAAACTGTCCTTGGTGACCCGAACAACAGGCACATCACAACCGGGTACATCCGCAGCAAGTCCGGCGGCAGCACAATCTACGACCTTGACGAAAAGGAGGAATAAACTCATGCCCCAAACAAAAACAGCCGCCCCGGTGTTGCAGCACCGTGACGGCCAGACGAAAAATTTCATCACTTGTATTTTACCCTACATCAGCCCCATTTGCAAGGCTTTCGCCAATTTCACGCTAACGGCCTGCGGGCTGGGCGCGCTGTGCGCCGTGGCCGCCCTGGCCCAGGGCGGAGGGGCGGCATCCTTGGCGGGGCTGGCTGGCTGCCTGCTGGGCGGGTGGGCTGCGCTTAAAGTACATTACCTGGAGTAACCGATGGAAAAGTTTTTATTTTATTGCCTTTGCGGCGCGGCGTGGTACCTTTGCCTGTGGGCGATCCACCACGCGCTGCTGGCGCTGGTGGTTGGGGCTTGAACACCCCCACCCCGGCAGAAAGGACCCCTGAATGGAAAATGCCAAACCAAATATTTCCCCGCGGCGCGGCATGACGCCGTTAGAACGCGCCTGGGCCGCTGCCCTGTGTGCAAGCGGGGATGCTGTTGCCAACATGGGCACGGATGCCCTGCGATTGATGGCGACCAAAAAACTGCAGGACGTAACCAGCGCCGGCATTATGGAGAGCACTCACAAGCTGGCGCGCGCCTGCCGGATCATTGACGTCTCGACCGCCAGCACCCCGGCGGCCCAGAAAGCCGCCGACGCCTATGCGCTGGAAGCTGCCCTGTACGCCGTGGCGTATGAATCCGCGCGCCTTGTGCGGTCTGACATGTGGCCGCTTGTGGCCATGCGGCTGGACGCGGCGCAGGAAGTGGGCACAAGAACGTCTGACCTGCACATCCGCCAGCCGTTGGGCAAGCTGATTATGCGCCGCCACCCGCTGGCCGTGCGCGGATCGACCGCCCAGAACCTGGTGGAAGAGCTGCTGTACGCCGCGGCAAAGCGCGGCCGGCGGCGGCAGGACTGGGCCAACACACTGGAAGCCGCCGTGGCCTGCGGCTGCATGATGGACGCGGTATTAAGCTACCCGCCCCAATGGGAGGACACCAACCAATGGAAACAAGAGAACTGACCGACATGACTGCCGTGCTGCGGTCTATCAATGACGGAAATCCCAGCAATGCCGAACGCTGGGTAACCCTGACACAGCGCGTTGTCCGCGCCGAAACCCGCGCCAATGCGGCAGAGCGCGCCGCCGCCCGCAAGGATTGGGAAAAGCAGAACGCCGAATACGACAGCTGGCAGTCCAACTACCGCGCCGAGGTTGCCCAGCAGGAAGCCGTCAAAGCGCAGGACAAAGCCGCCCGCTGGGAAGTGCTTGCCCTGACCATGGCCGCGGCGCTGGTGCTGACTTTGAGCATTGCGGCGCACCAGGCGAATGAGGCCGCCCGCTGGCGGTACGAAGCCCAAGGAATGGGGCAAACGGAGATTGTTACCCCACAGAATCAGAACACGGCGGGGCGGCGCAGGGACGCTCCCCAGCCGGGGCAGGAAACCGCCCCGGCCACGGCGGAAAAGCCGTGTATGACCGATTTCAAGCCC